CAATTATTTATAATCAGACGGGCATTGCCCTAATATGTCTTAAGAAAATAATCTCAAATACTGAATCGTGATGTTCTCATATATGTTCTTAGTGTCTTACAAGGTTGGTGAAAATATGTTCTTATTGAGACCGAAACTCTCTTACAATTTTAACGAAAATATTTTTTTTTTTTATTTTTTTTTTTTTCTTTTCCCGCGACCAGATTTTTTCTTAGTTTTAGGTCATATCTTCACCGACCCATCTGAGCTCGTTCTCATCTCGAGGCTCGTGTCCGATTTGGTCAGCTCTATCCAAAAATCAAAATTGAACATCAGAATCTCCTACCAAATGAAGTAGTTTCACGATGGCTTCCACTAACGGAATCACCTCTCCTCTCAACGAAATTATCCGCTCGATGCCGAACCAGCACTGGTTCCAAATCGGTTCTCAATACGACGACCTCAGAAAGTCGACTCCTCTTAAGGTCGGAGATAAGATTCGTATATTTCACAAAGGATTCGACTACCTCGAGTTTAAGGTCATCAACATTTCCAAAGCATCGATTCGACTCGAAGATTCTGAAGGGTTTCAATATCCAGTTAAGATGAAGGGTTTCATCAAACTTGCTATCAACTTCCGCTGTGAGGTTCACCCCGTCGATACGAGTGAACTCAAACCTTTCAAGTCTTATAATATCATCATTCGGTCGTGGCTCTCTCAGAAACCTCTCAGTAAGTGGTAATTAATCTCCTCCATAAATCTTATAAATATATATCTCCTTTTTCTATTGACCTCTCACGCGGCGATTTTGGTCAGAGCTACAAACAAAACAAAATTGATTTAAAAAAATCAGTAGAAATAATGAATAGAAACTGAGAAAGAAATGGAAAAAATGATGAAAGATTGGAGCTCCACCACGGATTGCCACGCTTGGGTTGAGAGACCCGACGGCTCAATCAAAGACTGGTTCTTCTGTGATTATGATACCATAATCAGAGTCCAAGGTCTCGAGAAAGGAATACCCGTATATATGCCCGACGATAAGTATCACGAGACTTGTATGAGGCAAGTTCGGACTAAGATTAAGGAGATTAAGAACTCGGGTCTTCCGATGTTTAAGAAACCAAAAGATGTTATCAAGTTCTTCTATGACCAACCCGCCGCCGGCAACTGCTTTATGAATGCTTACGCATATTGTTATTTCAATCGTGATTGTAAGCTTCGTATCGGAAACTTCGGTTGGGCTAAGAAGAAGAGAACTAAGAATATCAATACTTGGTTTGAGTTCGGAGACGCAGATATGAAGGAAGATTGGAAATACTATTATCTGAAGTATCCAGCGAATGAGAAGCTCGATATGGAAATCGTCGGAACTGGACCTTGGAATCGACCTTACATAGCTGACTCAGCGATTAATGCGGCGGCGGTGGAGCGAGGAGTATCAAAAGAAGATGTCGAGAGAATGAGACGGAAACTGGCGGAGATGATAGCAGAAGAAGGAACAGATGGAATCGAGATTGTAGATGGAATAACTATCTCACCCGAAGATGTGAAGTCAGATGAGGGTATCGAATCAATCATTCGGAGAGAATACAAAAAGAGAAAGACGGGGTCGGTTTAGAGGGGAGAGTAATTAGTCATATCTATATATAAATAAAATTGAAATATTTTTTATTTAGTTTCAAATAAATAAATAATACCTCACTTAAGGTTATAATGAAATTATTAGAATTGTTCTCTGGAACTCATTCCATCGGAAAGGTTGCTAAGAAGAAAGGTTATGATATAGTATCAGTAGATAGAGATTTAGGTTCGAAATGCCCGTTCGGTTCTGGATATGAATCTGATATCCATCACCAAGAAGATATAATGACTTGGAATTATAAGATATATCCACCTCATCATTTCAAAGTAATCACCGCCTCTCCAGTATGTATGTGGTGGTCAGTATTAAGAAAGAGTTGGATTAATAGAGTCTGTAAGAAGATTCGACCCGATGGTGAACCCGTCTCACGACAAGATATAGATGATGATATCGATAGATATGGAAAGCCTATGGTTGATAAGGTTATGGAAATCATAGATTATTTCAAACCCGAGTATTATTGGATAGAGAACCCCGACGGGTCTGATATGAAACACTACATAACAAAACCTTATTATGTAGTGGATTATTGTAAGTATGGATTGCCTTATCGGAAGAGAACTCGGATATGGACTAATATAGAAGATTTTGAACCTTTGAAATGTAAGTATGATTGTGAGTTCTCTACTATCATTAAGAAAGCAGATGGAACATATCGGAAACTCCATAATAATGCTATGGGGACGATTCTCTGTTGGAACAAGGTTAGCGGAAAGAAAATGGAAAAGAACTCGGGTCAGACTCTTCTCGAAAGATATAGAGTTCCAGAACTTTTAGTAGAGGCGTTGTTAGATAATTGTTTCGAAATCACTTCATAAGAGTTATAGCGAGAGTAATCCTTTTTTTCATTAATTGAGTCATTTTGAATCTCTTACCTTGAAACTCAAAGGTCTTACCGATATCGGTCTTATTAATCCGATTAAGTGAGGTCTTATTGAACTTATATGATTTTGGAACTCCGAGCATATCTCTAAGAGCTCCTTTCTTAATTTTAACTTTCTCTCCATCTAATTCGACTATTTGAGTCTTTTTTTTATCTACCATTATAATTAAATGTAAGAAAATAAATTGAGTTGTATTAATCCTCCACCCTATTTTACTAACCAACTACTTTCACCTTTGTCTTTCGGCGAAGGTTTCGGTTTAGAACCTTTTCTTAATGAATAGTATTCTTTACCTCTAATCTTTTCTAAGGTTATTCCTTTGGCAGCTGGATTATTTCTTGCGGCTGCGAAAGCTTCTTTCAGACTACTAAATCGACTATCAGCCGCATTCTTAGTAGCATATCCGCTTAAATATACATTTCCATCAAGCTTCTCTAATTTCTTAGATGAACCTTTGATATCCTTTATCTTCTGAAGTCTTTCATCAGCACCCGCTTTCTTTTCTTTTCTCTTCTTTGCTCTCTCGACTTCTCTAAGAGTCTTCTCTTTAAGTCTCTGACCTCGAGCGACCTTAACAGCAGTATCAACTCTTTCTTTATCTTTCTCTTCTTTAGATTTCTCGGGCTCTGATTTCTTCTCGGCTTCTTTCTTCTTCTCTTTCGGAGGAGGAACTGGTTTCTGACCTAAGTTCTTACGAGCGGTTTCAGCATCTTTAGTTAGTTTAGCGAGTAGAACCTTATCCATCGGTTTCTTACTATGAACCATTTCGATTATATCTGCTTTCTTAAGTCTTGAGGTTGGTTTGATATCTAATTCCTTATTATATTTAGAGATAACTCTTCGGACTTCACGGACGGGTAGAGCGGTTAGATGTTCTTTAAGTTTAGTTCTAAAAGACATTATAATATAAAAAAAGAAAAAAATAATTATTATAAGTTCTTAACTAATGAACCTTGGTCTAATGAAGCAGCGTTTCTGATATAAGTCTGTTGGAGTTCAGTCTTAGAGCGTCTATCAGCGGCGACATTAGTATTTCCACTATTAACAAGTGATTTAATTATGAGAGTATAATCTTGATTCTTGAAGTTAGAGAGGTTGCCGAGTCCGTGAGTATAATCCAATCCGATACCCATTAAATCACACTTACAATTATTTCCGACTCCGTCAGCAGTAGCAGCAGCAGTCTTATTATCTTCTACTATGACTGAATTAGTAAGGTTGAGTGAAGCGGAAGTATGGTCGGCGAGCTTACCATCGAGTAAGGCTCTCTGAAATCTCTGACGAACCTCAGCGTCTCCAACAGCACCGATTGGGTCAGCATAATTGAGAGCAGAGATAGTAGCAGATGGTGAGTTATCAGCAGTAGTAAGAGTTGGATTTGGATTAACATTAATGACGAAATCTTCTGGAGCTCTAATATTATTCTTATTTTGTGTATACGAGGCGAGACCGAGAGGAACTCTGAAGTTAGATTGAGAGAGTTTAATATTATTAGTCTGGTCATCATCGACGAAAAGATTAACGAAACCTTTAACAGCACTAAGGTTTGGAGTGTATGTATTCTGATTAGTAGATGAGTTAACATCATTAATGAGATTGACTCTATCGTTGAGAGCGACTTGACTCTGATAAGAACTGAGTTCTTGCTGAGTTGGAACAGCATATCTTCCTTCGAGTCTTAAGTTTCTTAAGATATAGAATGAGTTATTAATAACTGCGTCGGGTTGCTGAGCAGCATCTTCCTTTCTGAATCTCTGATAGAATACTCCATCGGGGTTAGAAAGTTCGAGAGTAATTAAGAGACCTCCGAGGTGGTCTTCTCCAAGGTGAAGCATCTTTCTATTATTTAAAAGTGATGTATCGATTTTGAATGAGAAGAACTGACCGAAGTTCTCATCGTTGAAGTTCTGAAGGTTAGTCATAGTTCCAGAAGTTGAGGCAGTAGAGTTAGGTTGAGTAAGGTTATGACGAGCAGTATGTTCTGAATTAACTCCAGCGGCGAGATATCTTGTGAGAGGAGTTCTTAAATAATCTTCTTCATTATTTGAATATCCATTCTTAAGGTTAACATACATCGGATAATTATTATGAGTCATTAATTCGACGGAACTCTTCTTAGTCTGAACCATAACTCTTTCTATAGCATTCTGAACTCCAGCCCAAGGTGAGATATTAATGTTAGCATTCTTAGTAAGATTTGCTCCATTATTAGCGGCGAAGTTAGCTTCACCAGCACCGAGAGTGAGAGGAGTATTATCGGGTCCCATAACTACGAGCTGACCCGTGAGATACATCTCTGAAGTATCTAACATACGAGGTTGAGCTGGAATTGAGAACTTAACATTTGGATTTCCATTAAATCTAAATCCGCCAGTAAGAACTCCAGCGGCTGAGGCAGTAGTAGATTGTTCATTAAGTGGAGGAATCGAGAAAGGTATTCTTTGAGCGGGCATTTGATAATATAGTAATATATTTATTTCTGAGAAGCTTTCTCTTGTTGCTTCTGTATAGAGGCATCGATATTAGCGACTTGCTGAGATATTTCATTCTCTTCTATAGTTCTCTGAGCATCATCTATTAATTGAGTTGGAGTTTCGTCGGGGTATTCAATCTTAAGTAATATACTCGAGTTTGGTTCTAATGTTGGTGAGGTCAAATCGGGGTGAAGAACCTTAATAGTTATGGAATTAATAACTCTCGGATTAGAGGTGCTATGAATAATTTGATTCTTATCTGTAATGAAATCTTGATTAGATAATGATGAGATTGGAACTATATCTAAGATTGGTAAGGGGTCTTGAGTCTTAACTATATCCTTAGTAGAGACTACATCTGAAGATATAAGATAATATCCGTGAGTAGATAAGGTTGGTAATCCATCAGCGATTTCTTCTTCTCCAACAGTTATTATCGGAAACATAGTAGCGGAGGTATAACTTGAGTTCTGATAAGCAGCTACATTAACTAAGAAATCTTGTGTGGTTGACCCGGCAGTATTATTATTATATATTTCATTCGGAATATTTACATCACACGACTGGAATAATTGAATATCAGCTGCCTTAATTTTTGGAAGTGGTCCAAAATCATTCTGTTTAGTATCTCCAGTATTAAAAGAATTAAATTGAGTTGATATAGTTGATATAGTTGAACAATCGAGAGATTGGTTAGTAGTGAATCCATTAGTCTTCTGAGTTCCATAATACCAATTCTCTTCCTTCCATCTATCTTCATTCTGAAGTTGGTCATATGAGAATCCAAGGCGACCCCATAAGGTTTTCTTAAATGCTTCTCGTGCTTCATCTTTAGTATTGAAGAACTCTCCAAAAGTTCTTAATTCATCTGATGAATCATTCTCTAATACTCTTGTTCCTAATTCCTTTGCCTTACCGAGAGACCAATTAAATATCTGAATACCACCCGTTCTCGACATCATAGTCTGAATAGTATTATTTAATTCAAAGTAATCGGGTGATAAGACTAAGGCTTCATATTCTCCAGCAGCTGGAGCACTTCCGTCGGGTTTCTTATATACACCACTCAAATAGGCTTCTCTCATAAAGTTTCCTCTTTTAATTCTCTTCATATATAATCCTTCCTTACCACTATTTCCAGTAAGGTCATTTCCAAATCTATCGTGAGTTGGAAACTTAACTGGATTATGAAGTCTCTGAAATGAGAAACCCGAAGCAGTATCATTATAATTCATCTGAATATCTAAGGCACCGATTGGAAGACCGATATCAAATATATTATACTTAACATTAGAATCTTCATCGGTCGAGAGTTTCTGAAAGAAAGGGTCATTTGCTTCTCTCGAATAATTAGTAAGACCCGATGGAGGCGGGTGAAACTTATTGATATCGAAATTATAAGTCAAAGTATTTCTATTTGCTGAGAAACCTTGATAATACATCTTAGTAGTAGACCGAGTTAATCCGAACTCATTTCCAGCATCTTTCTTAAAATAATTATATACATTAGATGAAGCTGATAGCGGTCCTTCTGCTGATGAAATATTATCAGATTTACAATAACCTTGCCTTAACATCTCGTAGTGATGAGGTGTAATCATAATAGCAGAAGGTTGGATATAATCATCTTTAGTAAGAGCATTTGTGAAACTAAATCCTTCAAAAGCATTAGTAATTTCAGTCTTATATTCTATTTGGTCTGTGAACTTAGAACCCGCTAATACTCCAGTAAGAGCGTGTCCAGTATTAGTATTAGTAGTTGGAACAGCATCGTTAAATTGAAAGAGAGCAGTCCAAAATGGAATAGCACTCTGAACTCCATTAGCGGGCTTATCCATACCAGGGGTATATTTAGTAGCGGGTTGATAGAAAGGTTCTTGAGTAATGATTAATCGATTAGTAGTAAGATTCTGAAGTAGACCTTTAAATATTCCATTATTCTTAAGATTATCTATGAAACTTGCTCCAAAATTATCGGGGTCTTTCTTTCCATTAAATTGGTCTTCGATGAGCTGAGCGATTTGAGATATAGTATATGTTCCTTTCGGTATTCTTATCTTCTGCTTTCCAGTTGCTGGAACTATTCTAATCTCTTCAGCATTATTAGCATTCTTAACAAAGAATACAAAAGGCATTCTATTTTCAGACCTTCCGACTTGTTCATAAGCAAGATTATATTTACTTCCGACTGGAGATAATCCAGTATGAGTCAAATCATCTTTATTAGTATAATATCGAGGCGCTTCATTTTCATTAACTTCATTAGAATATTTCTGATATAAGTTATACATCTCAATATCTGTTCCAGTCTGAGCCTCTTGAACTAATCCTTGATAATCAGTATCAATTCCATAATAATTAAATAAGACTTCTTCTTCAATATCTTCGGATACTTCAATCGACCCGCCCGTGATACCTTTCTTATTAATAAAAGAACTTTGAATACTGACCTTAGTATTCGTTGGAAGTTCTATTCCTTCGTTCAATTGATAAGTCCATATATTATTATTCGAATTAGCAATTGAGCTATTAGCAGCATTAATATCTACATATTGAACTGGCATTTAATATAAAAAGAGAAAATAAAAAGATTATATATTTGAAACAACTATACTCATTCCTCCGCCCGCTACTGAGCGAACATTAACAAGGCGAGTAATACCTACAAAGAATATTATATTAAGTAATCCATTATCTGCTAAGGCACACTGCGGGGCATTAGCGATTCCACTATCAATATCTCCGTGAGGTCTTCTTGTATACTTAACGATAAGAGGGAACTGACCTATCATTCTACCTCCGCCTTGAATAGTTGGTTCTCCGTTAGATAAATCTAATGCTAATACATTATACTTTCCTAAAAGATTTGAAAGAGGTGGAGATAAGAGTGAGAACTCAGTATTAACATCAGATACATATAATGGTTTAATAACTTGAAGGTCATTTCCGAGAACATACCCGAGTTGATTATAATGCTGAAGAGGAGAGTGTTGAGGTGTTGGAAAGACATCGACTCCATTAATATTATACTGGATAGTATTTATGGATACAGCATCTGAGCGCTGACCCATTAAGACTCTTTCTCTATGAGAATCGGGTAAGGTCTTAAGCATCTGAATATGATGGACTTCACTATCGAGAATATTTAATCTGAAGTCTTGTTGCTGATGAACATTAGCAGTTCCAGCATTTAAGGTCTTCTGAATATTAACTACATTCATAAAATCTAATGTGAGACCACCTTCAGCAGCGGTCTTAGCCCGATATTCTTCTTGGACTCGTGAAGGGAAGATTAAGTAATCTACTACTAATTCTACATCTGAATAGACTACATCACCATCAGCTGCGGCGAGCTGTTGGTTATTTGGATTGGCATAGTCATTCTGAGATGCGGCATTAACGAATTGAGAACTATCGGACTCGAATTCGATTTCTAAGAAGACCTTATAGTCTGTGAATAAGAATAATGGAATATCTCTCTTATCTAAGGCGGGTAATAGCATACCGAGAGGGATAGCCATAAGATGATTTCCGTCAGCATCATCGGTAATCTGAAGAGAATTAACGGCGGCTCCAACTCCAGTTGAGAAGTTTCCATAGTTCATACCCGACTTAGTATTATCGGGGTAGATAGCTCCAGTTGGTCCAGCACCGGCAGCCATATCAGTAGTATTATCTGATTCGAGAACTTGATACTGAAGCTGATTTCCGAGATAATGAGATAACTTCTTATTCTGAACATCGGGTTTAAGTTTATATAAGTGATTTAATGTAGCCCACTTACCAGCATCTGAAAGATTTTGGATTTCGAAATCTCCGAAATGTAATTGAACTCTCTTAATAGCTCCGAGAGCTCCGTTGAAACAATTAAGGCGAAGATTCTTAGCAGAAGCAACTCCGTCTTTTGCCTTAAGTTTAAAGGTAAGCATACTGGACTTATCTAAGAAACCAGCGGTATCTAATCTGAATATCTGTTTATAAGTAGATGAATTGATTGGAAAGATTCTCTCTGTTCTGATTTCCATAATGTTCTCCATATCGGTCATCTTATAATCTGTGAGGTCTGCGAGGGACGAACCCATCAAGCCACTATCATTTTCGGAATATGCTGAATAACTCATTTATAAAATAACTATAGAAAATAATATTTATTTCTTTTTATTATTTTTTTTAAGATTTTTTTTACCTTTCTGAAAAATCTCTTCAATATCTCTCTTTTTATTATTCTTATTTGCTTCCTTTTCCATACTTATCGGAATGAAAGATAATACATCTCTCATCGACCTTATCTCTTCGGGCGTTGATTTAGTTTTACTTTTTAACATATAATATATTCAAATAAATTATATTATTTAATTATATAATGAACTTTAATCTGATTTCACCAGAAGGCAACGGATATGAATATACTATAAGATTCAAAGAACCTATAGATATAGAACCTAATTCTAAAATTGAATTAAATTGGGCTGAGTTAACTCGTGGAGGTAAGATAGTCTTAAAAGACCCTGCTACTATTAGTGTAAGTGTTAATTCGAGTGATGTCTTTCCTTCTAAGAACCCCGCAGACCTTTCGGATAATAAGGTATTTCTGAATGCTGGACTTCCTTCAAACTCCTTAAGTGCTTCAATTCCATCGGGTTCTTATAGTTTTACTGAGTTTGCTCTTCAATTCAATCAAGCTTTAGAATCTATTTTAACCTCAAATGGAGCGGCGACTGCTGATAATAACCTTGCTTATTATGAACCTAATAATGATGCTCTTAGATTTAATATTTCAAACTTAAATCAATTTGCTATCGGATATGAACTTGGAAATGAATACTTTAATCAGTCCAACGCTTCAGCTCGAAATACTTTCGATGCTACGGGTTCACCCCAAAAGTTTGCGACCTTTACAGTTCCAACTACTACTAAGAGTGATAGCGGGTGCTACTATAAGACTGGCGGAGTTAATGGAACATTCGATAGTTTTGCTACTGATTTTAGTAAGAATTATTTCCATTATCAGATGGAGAACTTCCTCCATGTTTACGCTCAATCTAATCTTATCTTTCTGAGAGGAGGACAAGAGATATCTCCAGGCACTGGAACTGGAACTTCGGGTCTTCCAATCCAAGAAGGTCGGATAGTATTCGGATTATATTCGAAAGAATATGCTCAAGGTGTCGGAACAGTTCCAACTCCAAATAGAACAGCAGCTGGACTTGCTAATACTATTTCAGTCGATGCTAATGGATTTCCTCGTAATTTCGTTAATGTAGTTATAGATAAGTATGATGGAAACTTCTTAATACAAGTTGCTCAGAATGCTGGAGGAGAATATATTAATGAGTTCACTTCAATCGGTCCAGAATGTAATATGGCTACTATCTTCAATCAACCTATGAGCACCTTATTCGATGCGGGTTCAGCACCTCAGATAACATTCCAGACTTATATTGAAACTGAAACCTCTAACGATTTTGAGACTTCTCCTCGAATCTATTTCAGAGTATTTAATTCTAAAGGTTTTAGAAATGATACAGCGGGTGATTTAATCTTTGATAGTATAACTGAAAATATGTATATTCCTTATACTTTCCTTAGAGCAGCCGCTGGAAACGCTGCTGGAATCGATTATTCTAATGCTGTTGAGGTTAACTCTCAGATTCCATTTAATGTATCGATGTATGCTGATAGAAATAATGAAGGATTTAGAGTCTGTAGATTTAAGAGTTTCACTAAAGGTATCAATACTGCTACTGAAGCAACCTTTCCTCAGAGTATTATTGAGAGATATACTATAGAACTTTCTTCTCAACTTGCTAAGGCAATCGGATTCGTATCGAAAGTCCTTCACCCGAACGCTATCATCTTCAGAACTACTGACGGGTCTGATGTGAATAATGAAAGTCTTAGTAGAATAGTTAATGCTATAACTGATTTAGATATCAATTGGAAACAAGATAACTATTCAGTCTATCTCGACCTTCCGATTAATTCTTATAAGAATGTTTCAAGTTCTCAACAAGGCGGATATGCTAAGACTATTTTAGCGAATCTTCCAAGTCCATTCTCGACGGGTGTAGTATTAGAACCAGTATCGTCTGATAATCAGAATGTTATATCTACTTATCAACCTTATCAGAGAGTCGTGAATGAAATGAAGAACAATAAATTAGCTATTAATTCCTTAAGAGTTAAGATTATTGATATGAAAGACGAGACTTTATCTACTGAATTAGTTAGTTCGATTCTTAACTTCACTATAACCAGTCCAAAGCAATCTGTTAATTAATTTTATTCTCTTTTTATATTGTATATGAGTTCTAAATTATCCGATGATGATATTAGAAATATTTTAAAAGGTAAGTTTCCGAATCCGAGTTTCAGATTAGAAGACCTTCAGACTACGGAACTGAGAAAGTTAGCGAAGTTTATGGGGCAAGAACTTAAGATAAAAGATATCAAATCATTATCTCGAGAAAATCTTCTGACCGAAATCCGTCGAGTAAGACCGAATATCGATAAGAAAATTGAAGAAGGAGATACGGGTGTAGCGCTTCCAGCGGGTGCGAAGAAGTTAGAGGATTTGAATACCTTAGCACTTCGGAAATTGATATCGAAATATAATAAGGATATAGTAATAAGAAACTATCAGACTCTCGGAAAAGCAGAATTAATCTCTGAGATAAGAAAGAGAGTTCCGATGTTAGAGTTCAAACCCGAAGTCCAAGCACCTCTGAGAACAGCATTAGAACCGAAACCCGAAGTAATTGAACCCGAACTTCCGAAGTTCTCTGAAGAAGAATTAGAAAGAGGTGAAGCGATAAAAGATGAATTAGCAAGAGTAAGACCAACGGGTAAGAAAGCAGTTAGATATATGGATATAGCACGAGCCTTAAAAGAGTTTGCTGGAACTAAGTATGATGTGGAAGGTGAAAATTATAAGGATTTAATGAAGAGAAATGATACAACCTTTAATATAGATGAACTCGGAGATACTGAACAACTTCCATCTATAGCATCTCTCGGAAAGTCTTTTAAGGCGACTTATGATTTAGAAGATTATAAGACTGATAATAAAATCTTATCTGATATCTTCTTAACTCGAGTCGAAAGGTTTAGAGAAAGAGAAAAAGAAGATTTTAGTAGAACTGTTCCTCTAACTTCAGATGAAATAATTAAGGGAACTCTTAAATCTTTTAATCCGAAGGAATACGGAGGTGAGAATAAGTTCTTTTCTTATATTGGAGAGTATAAAGGAGAAGATTATCATCGGGGAAATAGATATGAAATCAAAGAAGGAAAGAGATACCCCAAACCTTATCACGCCGTAAGACCTTATGATATTCCAATCTATGGTGATGAGAACATAATAACTTATCTCAATTATAGAGCAAGAGATTATTTAGAAAGAGAAGCGAAAGGAAAAGGATTATTATATAAGATTGTTGTAGGTCAGAGAGGCGATAATCCATTTCCAATAGCATTAGGGCGAGTATATGAAAGAGTTAATGATGAAATAAGTGTATTCTATGGTCTTAATGAATACCCCGAGATAGAGACCACTGAGGTCGAAGCTATTCAACCGAGTCAGCAGTATTCCGAAGATGCTCGAAAGTTCATTAATTTAGCATTAGAGAAAGGCGATGGACGGGTTCACTTCGTGAATCCATTCAATAGAAATGTCTTATCAGATACGAAGTATATGGTATTTAATCGTGAAGGAAAAGCTAAGAAAGAATCAGATTTTAAAAAGTCTTATATCTATGTCTTATTAGCGAAAGGTAAGGGAAAAGTCCATATCAAAGGATTTGATGGTGGATTATATGAAATAGAATATCAACAACCTTACTATCCGAATAAAGTCGAAAATATAATTAGACCTTCCGATATTCGAAAAGTCCAAGATTTCGATGATGTTAATGAATACTTAACTAATCTCTTCCAAAAACCTTGGAAGCAAGCATTCAAAGATTTACAATTTCAAATACCAAAGATATATAATTTCAAACAAGATTGGTTGAAAGAACGAGGTAAGGATTTTTGGGGTAGTGATTTGACGAGAGATGCTTGGGACGAATCATTAGGTGGTTATGGATTAACTATGATGTTATATCAGAATGAATTAAGAAAAGATGAAGGATTATATTTCCAGCAAAAATTATTCTACACCGAGTCTAAGGGTATCCAATTAATAGATTTAAAAAGAAGATATCATCAACCCTTAGGAATGAGTAGACTTAATGAACTTGGAAGACATAAGACTAAATATTTTATTAAGTTCGGTCCAGCTGGATATGAATTGAATCTTGTTAAGAATAAGACTGAAAGAGTAGCGGGGACTTACGATGATACATTTATAAGTGGAATGAAAAATCTGGTTGATATGGATTCTTATTATACAGATTATAATGATGAAAATTATAGAACTGGAAGTTATGATGATGGGGTAGGTATGTATAAGTTTAAAGGTGATAAGATATTTACTACTCTCAAAGAATATATAGAACATCAGAAAGAGTTTCCAGAAAGAGCAGTTGATAATAATTGGGAAAGAGTAGTTAAGATGGCGAAGAAGGTAGAAGAGTTTAATGATACTGAATCGGCGAAAGAATTAATGATTGAGAGAAAGCCTCCAGAGTTTGGATTATCAGCGAATCACCCGAATCCGAACATCAGAGAGAAGAGACCCGAAGAATTAAAATATCGAGCGCCTCCTCCTCGAACTCCATCTCCTCCTCCGAAAGAACCTTCACCCGAACCCGTTGAAGTTGATATCGAGACGGGAAGAGGTCTTACACCCGAAACCGATGATGATGAGATTCTTTCGGGTGGAGAAGAAGTAGAATTAGTTGATGATGAGTTTAGAACTATTAAAGGTCAAACAATTCCAGTATGGAGAATAGCGAATCAAATGAAAGGTGATTGGTGGAGAAGAACTGCTGGAAATACAGAAGACCCTGGCGAAGATATTGAAGATAGTTCTGATAAGATAGGAAGTTTTGAGAAAAAAGCAAATAAAGATGGAAAGAATTGGGATATCACTTATTATGAAGAGACTTATAATGTATTAGGAACACTCAGAAAGCGTAAGAAGCTTGGAACTGGTAGTGCTGAAAGAGGCGATATTTAATTTCTCATATAATATATATGAATATGGAGATTGAAGAGAAAGCATTTAAGAAACCAGAGAAAAAAAAGAGAGAACTTAGTGAGAAACAGAGAGAGGCACTTGCTAAAGGTCGTGAGAAACAGAAACAGAAGAGATTAGAGAATCTTAAGAAGAATGCTGAGATATCAGCTGCGAAGGAACAGAAAGCAGTTGAAAAGAAAGAGGCGAAGATGACCCGAAAAGACCAAGCAAAATCTAAGATGATGACTAATCAGAAACGGAAACGAGTTGAGAACTTCAATAATCATAAGTATAGAATATTAGAGAACTTCGATGATGAGAATGATTTTAATGATATGGAAAGGGCATTAGATAGTATACCCGAAGAGATGATTAACAAACCGAAAGACCTTAAGAAATATATGACTGATTTGATAAAGGCAAATGGTGGTGCTGAAAAAATCTCTGCTTATGATATATGAGAGATTTAAAAGTTTATCCAATTAAAATAGATGAAGATAAATTAGGTGAAGACGATAGTCTCTATCCTCTTCCAAATAAAGTCCATTTTAATGTATTATTAGGGTCTATTCGGTCGGGCAAATCAACCTTACTTAATTCATTATATCTATCTCCGAGGTTTATGGGTGGAGATAATTATGATGTTCGGATTCTAATATCATCGACGGCGACTAATGATGTTCAGATGAAGTATATGGTTGAAGAGTTTGATTATGTATTCGAAGATTATTCAGAATCATTATTAGAAGAAATATTAGAGATGATTGCTAATGATACACAAGATAGACATTATCTAATGATTATAGATGATGCTATGGCGGAAAATGGTATCACTCAAAAGAAATCGGGGAAACCCGATAAGTTCACTCAACTCATCACAAGATACAGACATATCGGGTCTAATGTATTAGAGACTGAGGGTAGATTATCTATAGCGGTAGCTCTTCAGTTCTTCAAATATCTTACCCCGACTTTGAGAAATCAGATTCAAGGTCTGTTCTTAATGGGTGCTTTCTCTGAATCAGAACTTAAGAAGATAGCAGAAGCGTTCTCATTTATAGGCGGGTCTTCTAAAGAGTTTGTTAATATATTTAATGCGAGTCGGAAAGATGACTATGATTTCACTTATATTAATGTTCCGAGATTAGAGGCTTATAGAAACTTTGATGAATTATTATATTCAAAAAATAAATCTATGCTTAATAGTATAAATGGACGAGACAAAGAAACAGAAGCAGAGGGACAACTTAGCGAAGGCAAGAGCAGCCAAGGCGGCGAAGCGCCAACAGAAATTAGAACAAGCCTCAAAAAATGAAGAACAGAAACTTAAGGCAGAAGAAATAAAAAAGAATGAAAATATTGAATCACGAGTAGAACACTCACACACTCGAATAACTAATAGAGCGACAAAGATATAAAGATTATCTATAATTAATATATAAATGATTGACCCGGCATTATCTATAGCAATATTCTCAGCAAGTCTTAGTGTATCTCATATGATATATGATAGTTGTTTCAGACATCGAGAGCTCCAGTATCCTCGGAACTATCACTCAGAAACCCGACATCCGCCTCGGGTGTAGTATCAACATTCAATCCGAGTTCGATAAGACTATTCTTCAGAGTAGTCGGATTTACTATATAACATTGCCCGTTAATACCAGAAGGTTTATGAGAGGTATGTCTATCTTCTATTCCATCTATTGCTCTCATCTCTTTCTTAAAATCTATATTTTTAACCTTACTCATATAGTCGGTATCTCCAATATTATCACAATACCGAGTATATCCTTTGTATAAATCTCCGCAGAGAACGATATAGTTCTCATCGGTCAATCTCTTCTGAATATTAGAATAAGAGCGGGTATGATTATCCAATAGTAATTGTTCTAAGAATGAATGATAGTTCTTCACAGAGTTTCTCATCGACCTCTCTAAGAAGTCCGTCTTCGGAATAGTAGTTCTATCGAAGTTGAAATCGGATAAATCGATATTCATTAAGTCTCGATACAATAAGACTAAGGCATTCATATTTCTCTGAGCCCGATAGAACTTCATATATTGGTCTTCAGTATATCTCTTAGTAGCAGACTCGAACAAGGCGAATCGACGATTATCATCTGTAATTCTGATTCCAGTATTCTCTTCATTCAAGGTCATAATGAATGAGATATAGTTCTTCTGAACTTCGATGTTCTTATATAACTTTCGGATATTCATAGTCTTAGAAGTGATAGCTCCTTTCATCTTTTCAATATTCTTTTCATTATCTATTCCTTCGGGTTCATCGATATTCACTAAGACCTTATCTTCGAGAGCTCCGTTGAATCCGCCCCATACTTCTCGAGCAGGGTCTCGAGTTTCAAATACATATTCTTCTCCGAACATTCGACCCATCATCAATACAAGGTCTGATTTTCCAATTCCTTTCTTACCTTTCAATACTATCATAATCTCATTCTTATCGGTTGGATACTGAAACTTGTAAGCAATCCACTTCATAAAGTATTTGTAATTGATTCTACTCTGTTCTTTTCCTTTCTTATCTGCGAATAGATTCTTCAGATAAGACTTCAGAGCGAGATAATCATTAGTATCTTCTTCTGAGAACTCTGGATTAGAATTAGATGCTATCTCGACAGCATAACCTTTGAAAGTATTGAAATACTTCTTCGGGCAATCATCGGGGTTTAATGATGGAACAAATCGTTGGTTCTCATATATTCTCTTATTCGGGTCTAATATCCAATTCTCAATAAATAACTTCGGAGCTTTCGTAGCGGTTATCTGACTTGTTCTGAATGAACCCGCTTGACTCCAATCAATATAGATTTCTTTCAGAGCAGAGGTTGAGATAAAGGTATTTCCGCTCTCTCTGAGAATGAGAAATCCATTCTGTAATTTAATCTTAGCAACATCTTCTGTGTTCTCAAATATCTCTTTGAGTTCTTCATATCTATTCTTCTCTTCTCTCATCGTCTCTTCTCGAGATAAATTAAGATACTGACTATCTAATTTTAATGGAAACTTAATCATCGGTTTTAAGGTGAATACTATATCTAATTCTTCAACCTCTTTTAAGTATTTGTTAAGATTATTAAGTAATAATTCACACCCCTCTTTCTTCTTCTGAATGAAGAATCCGTCCATCATCGAACCTCCAATCTTATATCCATCTTTCTTCATATATTTAATGGCGAGGTTAAGTATTCTATTCTCTTCATTAAATATAATATGAGACAATACCTTACCTCTCTTATTATAATTCTCACTCTTCTTCTTCATCTCGTGTTCGACCGCTTTCACGACCTTCGGTTCTTCGAGCATCACCCGTTCTTGGAGCATTTTAATTTCGTGGTCGAGTGAACCTTTCACGATAACATTAGGTTTAGTTGAGAATAATTTCTTAATGAAGTGTTCTTTTGCTAATGCCTTATCTACTACCTTATCCTTCTTCTTCATAGCGACGATATAATTCAACATCACCTTAGGTCGATTCTTAACATAGTCTTCGAGCTTCGTAGTCGGAAGGTCGTATTTTCGAGCAAGTTGTAAGGCGATAGTATATGAGGCATTTATCATATCACAATCCTCATAAGTATTATAAGCAAGAGCATTCCTCCATCGAGAAGACAAGGCACAGAGACCCGTCTTACAATATACTCGTCCGTTAAGAGTAGCTCCTTTCTGTTCATATATGGGTTCGTATCGACCCGATTCCTTATTAGCTCGTCTCTTAATCTTCTTCATACCCGCTACATCGACGGGCGAGATATCGAGAGAACCCGAGTTCTCTAAGGCGTAATCTAATAAGGCAATATTCACATACTCTTCGGTCGGAATAGTATCACTCATATAATCATAGCTTGGGTTTTTATTTCGGCGATTTTCGTTCATTATGTTTTATTTTATCTGATTATATTTAAATGTTTTTTCAAAATCAATTTTTAAAAAATAGTCGGTTAAAATATAATTCACCGATTCTGACTGAAATGGATTGCCTTAATTAACTGGACTTAAAGAAAGTTCTTATTAAATGAGGTTGGCGGATTTAGTCAATAAAATTGAACTAATGATTAAACAAAATTGATTTGAAAAAAATTGATAAATAAATCAATAATTAATGAGTGATACTGAGAGTGAGAAGGATTATCTGATGGATTGCTATGAGGACTTTGAAGATAATAATTGTTTAAAGGCGATGTATACCTTTAACTTGGAGTTTCGAACACCTTTCAATCTGAATAAGGTTGATGAGTATTATGTTAAATGGGGGATTCTGAATGTTCGAATCAAAGATGAATGGCTCGAGTTTCAACCTGGTATCGAACCTCGAGAACTCGAATGGAAATGGGCTGATAATACTGAAGTAGTTGATTTATCTGATACTTGCCTCGATGATGATGAAACCTTAAAGAAATATATCGAAGATTCGGGTCATATCGTTTGGGAATGTTCGACGAGTAGATGGACTCAGAAGAAGAAACCGAAGAAGCAACATCATATTCTCGTTCCAGTCGAAGATATTAGAGAACTTACGATAGATGAAGCTGAGGAGAAGATGAATGAACAACAAGCTATGATTAAGAATCTTCAAGCTGCGATTGCTGAAGAGAAAGAGAATAGTAGTTATTGGAGAGATAAAGTTATGTTGGAACAGAAGAGATTGGAAGAAGAGTTGGATTCAACCTTTTCTGAAGATGAGAAAGTAGCATTTGATAAGGCTCTTGCTAATTAGGTCGGTGAAGATTTGACCTTATTTTTGATGAAACTAATTTGAAAAAAATCCATTTTTTTTTTTTTTCAATTTTTTTTTTTTTTAATAATTCTCAGAGAAAGTTTCATATTTTTCTTCAATATTTTCACCGATAAGAAATATGTAGTATAGAATAAATAAGATTAATAAGATAAATATAAGAAATGAGACGATAATCAATATTTTCACCGCTTTCACCGCCATCTATGTATATATCATTCATAAGAATTAGATTAAGGTTATTTTCCAATTATATAGTATAATGGACAACGATAAATTAAAGGTTATATTTAATGGGATTATCGGTATTATCAAAGCTATTAATTGTAGGCTTAGATGTTGTTGTAGTAGTTCTTGCGTGCCCGTATCTGATACGAAAGAAGTTCAAATCGAAGAAGAAATTAAGGATAGGTATAAGGGGATAAAAGGTTTAGACGGCGACTTGGGTGGGAGTCTTTGAAGCCATAGCTCCGAGGTCAACACCCGCACCCTCTCCAGTTTGAGGTGCTGTTCTAATATCACCAGCATCTTTTGGTTTATTAAATATGTTCTCAAATAAATCTACTAATCCAGTTATTGCCCCGACCCCGAGTCCGACTGGACCGAGAAAATCGAGAGCAGATGAAGCACCTTCTAAAGCTTCGGGAACAGTTGATGTAAGGTCTGAAGCAGTAGAAGCAGCTTTACTAACGGCTTTACCCGCTAAAGTTCCAGCTCGACTTGCGGTATTAGTAAGGGTGCTGATAGCATCACTACCTCCTTGCTCAGCAGCTGAAGCTCCTTCTGAGATACCCGAAGCTCCGCCTTGATTTCCGATATCACCTTCTAATGTATCTGCTCTAAGATTAGGGTCGGTTGCTTGAGAACCCGCACCCGAAGTCGAATAACTGGGTTCACCCGCTTGGGGTTCTCCGAGCTTATCTGCTTCTGATTGAGGTTGTGGACCTTCTTCGGGTTCAGTTGGTGGTCTCTGTTGCTGGGGAGCATCTTCGGGTCTCTGAAATGGAGCTTGACGAGCGCCCTTAGTAGCAATATTAAGACTTCTTGCGGGTCGGTCGAGAGTAAGTCCGAGGGATTCTGGATTAGCGGCTCCTTCAGCTGCTGGGTCGACCGCTTCCGCTCCTCGAGCTGCTCCTTCTGTTGCTTGTTCATTCATAGCATCTATAACTGAATCGGTTTGGTCAGTATCACCAATTGATTTCTGAGGTGCTGGTGATGGGTCGTTAGCTGGTGCTGCTGAGTTCTCAACTTGGTTTCCTTCTGCTTTTGCGGCTTGAGCTGCTCCATCGTTTCCAGCAGACTGAGAACCTTCTGTATCTTCACCTTGACCCTTCTGAGCCTTTGCTTTTAATAATCTCTTAGCTTTTACCTTATTATAGATTTTTCGTCCAGTATGAAAGGCTCCAGCCGCACTCGAGATACCTTCTGAAGCTGCTGTGATTGGAGCTGTGATATGATTAAAAGCAGCCTCAAGTTCATTAGCTTTAGATTGGATATTCTGATTCTCCATCTCTTCCGAATGAGCCCGAACATCAGACATTTTGTTAGTATATTGATTAAGCATTTGTTGGTAAGACATTATATAAAATATAGAAATATAAAAATTATATTTAAAAAAAATATATTAATAATTTATAAATGAGCGGAATACTTCAATTAGGCTATGATTATGGAAATAATAGAACAGCAGCTATCTCTGTAGATGCTAATGGAAAATTAGATGTTGATGTTGAACTTAATACTTCGGGTTTAGCAACCTCAGCAAATCAGACTAACGGAACACAACAAGCAAAATGTATGGGTATAAATGGTGGGACACCAGTCCAGTTAGCATTAGAAGCAAATGGTTCATTAGTTATAGGTGGTGGTGCTGTTAAAACTGCTGTTGATAATTTAGGTGCTACTCAACATGTCTTAGTAGACTCTTCGGGTCATCTCCAAGTCGATGTTCTTAGTGGCGGAGGAGGCGGAACTCAATTTGCTGGAGAAGCCACATTAGCATCGACTGGAACTGGAACTGCTATGATAGGTCGTGATAGTGGGAATGTAGCAAGATTAGTAGCAACTGATACTTCGGGAAACTTACAGATAGATATTCTTGCTAATGCTGATACTACTAAGGCAACATCAACCTTACAATCTGCTGGAAATACTCTCTTAACAACTATATCGGGTCATACGAGTTCAATCCAATCTAATGTAGCAACCTCATCACTTCAGAACACCGCTAATGGGCATCTATCGGAAATTGAAGGAGCGGTTGAAACCCTTGAGTTGTGTGTATCCTCAAATGAAATGGTTATTAATAATAAGAATGCTAAGCCATCAAATCTTGTTAAGAACTCTGTAGTCTCATCATCTACTGGTAATACTACTCCAATATTAGATACAGAGGGTTATAGGAGTATTATAATTATAGGTAAGACTGATAATACTAACGGTTCTTGGAATATCGAGTGGAGTGATGCTTCAGATTTTGCTGGTGGAACTGATATTATATATAATACAGATAGCCCCGGTGGTCTCTCCGCCTTCACTCCATTAGCATTTCAGTCAGCGTTATCTGCTGATAGTGCCTTAAGTTATATTCAAGGTATATCAGTAATAGACCAAATACCTCAAAGACATATGAGAATAAGAGTATTTAATACATCGGGTTCAAATAGAGATTATACATTCTTTTATCAACTCTCAAATTAAAATCTCTTAATAATTTATAAATGTTTAATTGTGTATTGTGTGATAGCACCGAATGGACTTCAACTGGATTATGTGAATGTTGCCACGATATTGGTAAGATAATAGCTTGTTATTCTGCTGAAGAGGTTGCTGAAACTCTTAAGAAAGTATATTTAAGGGATACTGAAAAGTGTGAGAAAAAGGCTGAACACGAAAAAGATGAAATAATAACTCGGTCTAAAAAAAATCTCAAATAATTAGTATATGGTCATCACTAATAAGAACAAGTTTAATAAGAAGCACGGACAACCGAAAGATAAATCTAATTCACTTGCTGATATCGCCCGTCTCTCTGGAATCAAAAGGTCTGCTCTTCAGAAGATATATAATAAAGGTATTGGGGCGTATAAGACTAATCCTTCTTCAGTAAGACCGAATGTGAAGTCCAAAGAGCAGTGGGCTATGGCTCGAGTATATTCAGCAGTAGTAGGTGGACCCGCCGCTAAAGTTGATAAAAAAGAATTAGCTGAGGGTAGAAAAAAAAAGAAATAATATATTATAATGCCGAAGAAACTAACAGCAGCTCCAGCGGATTTTAAGACTAAGAAACCTATTTACAAACCTTATAAATCAGATAGAAGCGGAAAGAAAGGAATGGTATATGTTAATAAAGATGGAGGTAAGAGATTAATCCATTTCGGAGATTCGAATATGAAAGATTTCACTCAACACAAAGACCCCGAACGAAGAAAGAACTTCTTAAATCGGTCGGGAGGTATTAGAGATAAGAGCGGAAAGTTGACCGCTAAAAATAAGAACTCAGCAAATTATTGGTCGAGAACTATTTTGTGGTAGTATTATATAAAGATGGCTTATGGAAAATATAATATGAAGGGTAATGACCCGATGGAACCAAAAGATAAGAAACCTTCATTTCTTAAGAGAAAGAAGAAGAACACTACTGCTACTAAAATAACTAAGAAGACTACTGGAATATCTCCGAAAGAACAAGAGATGTTATCGGAACACGCGGACCATCATTCTGTGAAGCATATGAATCAGATGAAAAAAGATATGAAGAATGGAATGAGTTTCACTATGGCTCATAAGAAAGCTATGAGTAAGGTTGGCAAGTGATTAAATCCTTACATATAAGTCCGTCATACTCGGAGTATAGAGTTGACCGATAATCTTAAGAATCCTTCGGCGTTCCTTAATAGTATTTTCTTTCTTAAGAAAATCAGTAATGAAACTTTGCCTTATAGTATTTAAAGACATTTGTTTTCCAATTAATTTAAGACTTGTGCTACTTAAAGCATTAGTAAGGTTAGTCTGAGACATCGATTGACCTTTTGTATTTACTAAGAATAATGAATTATTTTTATTATAATTAGCATACCATTTTCTTAATAATCTTTGTAATATTAGATTATCGGGTTTATATACTATCTGCCCGAGAGTCTTTGAAGTCTTATATTTATTAAATATAAAAGTATAATTTCCATCTCTGCCCTTAACTATATAATTATATTTACGGGGAAGAATAGTTATATCGTCGGTTTGGTCATTCATATATCTCATATCAATATAGTTTCCGAGTCGGACTGGATATGCTAAGGTATATAGAGCAAGAATCATATAGTTCCGAAACTTAGTGAAGGCGTGCTGACCTCCGAGAAACTTCTCATTCAGAGCTATCACTTTTTCTTTTAAGTCGGGGTAATTCAACCAATTCTTCCGCTCCTCATCACTCATAACATTATCATAACTCATTATATTTCGAACCTCAATATAATCATTAAGATAATTTCGGTATCTATCTATGAGTGAATAATCCGAACCCATATAATTCAACCATACTAATATTCCGTGAATAGTAGATATTGAAGTATTATATGAGAACTTAGAATTAAGGTTTAATACAAATGATTCAACATCTCCGAAGTCCGAATATACATTCCATTCATCGATAGTCTTATTAATCATTCTCTCGATTCTTCTAATATTTCCAATCATAGCAATTCGAGTATGCTGACTCTCGGAATGATTTTTAGATAGATAATCAGATAAAAAGTCTTCCATATAATTATATGGAAGATAATAATAATGATATAACAGAGCAGAGGTTATTAGAAATGAGTGCCGATTTTATGGAACAATTCGGCGCCAAAGATAGAGAGCTCGATGAATGTAAGGAGAAATTGGCTCTTGCTTGTAAGGGTGTTGCGGTTGGATATTCGACTCTAAGAACCTTAGATAATTATGTAGAACATATAGATTTAGAGGGACCATTATTATTAATAAAGAAGATAATTGAACTTACTCGAGCTGATATCTCAGATATCTTAGAGGAGCTCACGGGTGCTAATCAAAATGAACCATAATCTTTTGATATCTCGGTAAGGGAGGGTCTAATTTCTCAAAGTATTCTAATTCATAGTTCTTAATATATCTCCATCTATTAGAATTAAGAGACTTCTTTTCATCAGTCCAGTAGTCTTGTTGATATAATCTATCATAACAAGTCGATTTAGCAGCTCCGAAAAATTGAGAAGCATCACTCATAGTAAGAAAGTATTTAACATAGAAGTCTTCAGTAGTATTCTTATCTCGAATCTTAGCTTTGTAATGATAGTTAGATTGATTTTTAGTTCTCGGCATTATATAATATAATGACTGATTTTTTTTTTAAGTATTTTACTAATAAGAATTGATTAATGGGCATAGCATTCCATTAATATTAACATTTATGGAACAAGGTTGACCCGCAGCTACGGACGAAGTATTCTTAAAATTGACTTTCACTATTGAGTTAGCATCGACTAATCCATCGAGAGTATAAGAAAGTTGTTGGTAGGCAGTATTCACCTCGAATCGACCGAGTGAGAACTCCATTCCAGTCGAATCCATTTCAATAACATTAATCTCACCTTGAGGTGCTGTAGCACAGATATTAATATCCTTAAGAACTAATTGTTTATCAGATGCTACGGCGTATACGGCGCAGTGGGAAATGTTCTCACCCGCCTCAATTCTGATTAAGGGATTAGAACCCGAAACACTTTGAGTAGTTATAAGACCAGCATTCTTAAGACCAGTTCCAGATGATGATACTATAGCTCGATTAATGACTCGAGCATTAATTCCGATAGTTCCAGTTCCAACACCCGTTGCTAAATTAGAATTGAATGAAGTTCCATCATCTGCTACTCCGATATATCTAATAGACCGAGCTCCAGTTCCGCCGGGGTCATCGGCAGCATTAGCTATCGTCTGTTCCGCCGCACCCGTAGTGAGAACATAATTAGCATCTAATCCGATAGTCTCAGAAGCAGCTGGAGCGGGTAAGGTATTCATAAATCCATTAATATTAACTTTCTCAAAATCAGTATGAAGGTTTCTAACTAAATCTTCTGGGAAACTATTTGCTACTCTTATTAAGGAAGTATCATCATTCTTATCGATAGCAGAATTAAGAAAGGTATATGCTGAGGTTTGTTGAGAACTATTTAAGGAAGTATTTAAGAATATGAAAGTAGTTCCAGTCGATACTACTTCAATTTGAACATAATTATTTGGAATAATAAATCTCTTATAGAAAGGTGTATCGGCTGCTAATGATATAGTGAAGAATACTTTCCTCGTAGCAGTATTCGAGGCAACATTATTTGAATAGATATTAAGAGTAATAGGTTCGGTTTTACTCATACACGCAACATTAATAGTTCCGAATGAAGCAACTGGAGTCATAGCAGATTTGAAACCTTTAGCAGCGGTTATCTGAGCTCCGAAACTTAATCCAGCTACAGAAAGGAAGTCCTTAGGATTATCATTTGAGTTCATCTTATTATATATTTATATTTTATTTATTTTTAATTTAAAATAATTTTCGAAAGTATATATATAAAAAATGTCTCAAGCTATTCCATCAAAGTTTATTTCTCTCGTTCCAACAAATGGAAATCAATTCGAAGGTAAGTCGGGTCAGAAGATTATATTTGAATTAGAACCTTCACTCGGATTCGTGAAGGGTCGTGATAGTTATTTAGTTCTTAAGGTTCTTAACTCAGATACCTCAGAAAGACAGAGAACTAATTTCAATAATCTTGCTGGAGTCTCATCGATAATATCTCGAGTAGATATCTATTCATTAAAGACGGGTCAGCACCTCGAAACACTTCAGAACTATAACCAGTGGGTCTCTATTGAGAACCAATACTTCTATGATGATAAGACTAATATCCAATCTATGGAAGGAGTCGGAAGTGAATGCTTTGCTTACGATGTAGTCGATACTGCTGGAAATACTCAGCCAACTGGACCTCTTGCTGATAAGGTCGTCGATAGTGTATTATCACCCGTGAATGGAACTAATGGAAATCCATTATATTCATTTAGAACATATACTACTCCACTTAAGGCGGGTATCTTCAGATGGTGGGACGATGAGAAACTTACTCCAATTCTCAATCTTCTCGGTCTCAGAATTGAAATCACTCTCGCCGATGCTAAGGACGCCTTACTTAACTTAGAGGCGGTCACCAGCGCGGGAGCCTCTCAGAGTTATATCAGAACAGCTGCTAACCTTGGAGTTCCAACTCAAGCCGTCACGGGAACAGATACATCAGTAGATATAACTGGACCATTCGCAGACCCTGTTAAGGATTGTGGATTAGCAGTAGGAAATAGTTTATCATTCAGAGATGCTGCTGATGCTCAGTTCGCTATTAGAACTATCACTCGTATCGAGGCAGATGGAGACCAAGCTCGAGTCCATTTCGCTCCAGCGGTCGGAGGTGGACCTCATACTGCGGGAACTTGCTCTCTCGTGAATGATACTCGTGCTTATAAAGTCGAACCCGAGTTCAGAGTCTTAAGTATTGTTCCTCCAAATGCTAATCTCTCTCAAGGTATCGATTATGAGTTCACATCATATGACCTCTACTTCGATACTCTCTTCAGTTCTCAATTGAAACATCAGACCGATATACCAACAGTTCAAACTCGGGCTCTTGCTATTATGAATCATTATGAGAATCCAACTAATAATCAGAGAAGAGATTTCAATTCATACTTCACGGGTGAAGCACCGAATCAGATGAATCTCAATTCAGTTCAGTATTTCATTAAGGGTCGCTTACAACCCGTCAGAGCATATGACCCTCGACCTCTCAAAGAGAAGATTATCTCGGAACACGAATTAGTGAAAGCATTATCTACTATTAACAAAGAACCACAGGACTTAGGTCAGTCCGACCAACATAATCTTAATAACTATACTAATACATATCTCACAGCAAGAGAACTCGCCAGAGGTCAATACTTCTATGACTTATCCGATGCTGAACCTCAGTTGAGATTAGGATTCAGCGGAACAAGAACAGATAACCTTACTATCAATACTTATGTTTGGTCTAAGAAGATAGTAGTAGCAGACCCTCAGCAAGGTATTAGAGTTATCTTATAAAAAAAATATTTATACATACAATATATCATCTATTAATCTTTTCTATATTTAGAACCCGGTCATATCTATACCTGGATGGGACCGAGTTATATCAAAGTCTCTGTGCCATATCCGCCAGAGTTGCCTCATCTCACTCATCGCCGAATCAATCTGTTTCTTACTCTCTTCTCTTCCATTCACACACATCATCTTACAGAGCTTTCCGCATACGAGTCCGTTCTCATTCTTATCCGCCGCTTCCATAATGACCCGCTTCGGCATCGTGAAAGGAATAAGGTTATCATTCCGAACGATAAGGTTATCCGCCACGACTTGCGGAGAGTTTCCTTTGAATCCTTCGTGAAATGAGAAGGTCGTTGAACCTGGTAGAATCTCTTTGATTTCACCGATAACCTTCTCCATCTCGGGCTTTCTCTGTTCCAATTCATCTATGAACTTCTGAATGATTTCAGTCGCTACGATATGGAACTTGAGTTCATCAAATACATTCTTAGTCGAGTCAGCCTTTCTCTTAATATCTCCGAACTTATCACAAGCGTTGACCTCATACTCAATCTTCATCGAGAAGAGAAAGTAGATATGTTGCTGAATGATGGAACGAATACAATAGATACACGAAGGCTTCAATCCGTTCTCAACCCAAGTTGATACTTCATCGAACATATGTTCGAGCCTCTGTTTGTAGTTCATCAGATTATCTAAGATTTCTCGATAAGTCTGAGTATTAAGACCTTTCGTTCCTCCTCCGACTGAGACCTGCGTCAGAACGGGTTCGAACAAATCTCCGCCCGTTTCCTTCGAGTCTTTCATAGAGGTCGGTCTGAGTTCGTGAGATTCGAACTCGTGGTCATTCCATTTCTCTTCGAGCGGGTCGAAATCGCCGACGAACTCCGTGATGAGGTCTTGGCAGACTGGAATCAATCTGAGACAGAGTTCGTAGTTTCCATCACAGCAAGCCCGATGAATGATAAGCATATGAGAATATATCTTATCATCTTTCGAGAGAGGTGAACTCGAGGCGGACTCGAGCAAGGCTTTCATATTGATAACTTGCTTCGTGAACCAATATGCTTTCATAAGTCGTTCAACCTCTGCGTGGACTGACCGATACGAAGTTCCGTAGAGGTTATCCGTTCCGAATCGCTTACAGAGCTTCTTCCGAGAGGTCAGATGACCTTTACAGAGCCCGAGCATCGAAGGGGCAATATAGTTTACTTCTTTTCCGAGAGACATTCTGAGTTCGCTTGATACTCTACATTTTACTCCAGATTCAAGTTTCAATTTTGTTTTGTTTGTAGCTCTGACCAAATCCGCCATTTCTCGACCAAATCCGCCACGCCTCTCTGAGAACCTTATAAAAAAAAAGGGGGCAGCGCTTTTTTTTTTTCATATATGATTTATAACTAATTTACTTCTATATCTTCTTAACTAATTTATTAGAAATACCGCTCGATGAACTGGTCGGTCTGAACCCGCATATCTTCCGTCAGCAAGGTCGGGCTCAGAGAGAGGCACTCGGTGATGTAATCACGAAATGATTTCTGAGTCTCTGAGGTGTTGACGATTTCACGACCCGTGAATCCGTCCGTCGTGATAGTCTTAGTCGTTGAGGTGATATCGGAATGTCCTTCAACCCACGACTTGAACTCATCTTCGAAGAGCTCGCAGTCTCCGACGAGACGGGTGAATGAGTCGATATGTTCTTCGAAGGACTCGGGGTCGGTGATGAATCGTCTGACCGCGTCGAGAGTCTGGAACTCGGTATCGTCGAGAGGGCAGTCTATTTTTAGCGCCTTGAACTTCTTCGAGATTCCGACGCACCAGTCGGGCTCGGCACCGCGGCGCCGAGTTCCGTCAATCCGCTTACAGACTCCGCCGACGAAGGTGTAGCCATCGTTTCCGCATCGCTTGACTGTTCCGTCGCAGGTCTTATAATGAAGACCCTTCGGGTATTTCTTGCGGAAGACCTTACCACAGCACGAGGCGGTCATACCCTTCGCATAATAGCCCGTGCCGTCGGCGCCGTCAAAGGCTTCCATCTCTTCTTGGCTTTCAAAAAAGCGGGACCAGCGGTTCTTACCCTTGAGGGCGTATCGCTTATCCGAGACGGGTGGACAGACTTGGTCGACAAGGTCGTCCAGCCTTTCCTCGACGGCGGGGTCGACAGATTCGGTATCAGACGGCTCGGGAGTCGGAGTCTTCGGGGCGGCAGGCGGGTCGACGACCTGACTCTTCTTCGCCTTGAACTTGAGACCAGCCTTCTTCTTCACGACGCGCTTGGTCGCAGGCGCGGCCGCTCGGTGGGCTGATGTCGGAGCGGGGGACGGAGACCGAGACGGGGACGGAGAGGGAGAGTTGCTCTGAGAGTGAGACATAGTTTCTGGAGTGTTTTGCTTTGAGAGTGTGTGTGAGATACTCCTTTTTTATTAGGGATTTTTTTGTTCAATTTTGTTTTGTTAGTAGCCTTGACCAAATCCGCCGCTTCTGACCGGTTTCGCCGCGTGTGCTGAACTGCTGGTTTGTGGAGAGGTTTACTTAAGAGTTTTTGGAGAGAGTTTGTTAGAGGTTTGAGGAACTGAGTGAGACGAGGTCTGACTGAGAACTTGTGAGATACTCCTTTTATCTTAAGGAAAAAATAGTTCAATTTTGATTATGAGATAGCCTTGACCATTTCCGCCGCTCAGATGGGTCGGTGAAGATATGACCTCAATCTGAGAGAAAGTCTGGT